ATCATCATCTCCTCCATCATCATCTCCTCCATCATCATCTCCACCATCATCATCTCCTCCATCATCATCTCCACCATCATCATCTCCACCATCATCATCTCCACCATCATCATCTCCACCATCATCATCTCCACCATCATCATCTCCACCATCATCATCTCCTCCATCATCAGGCGGAGCTCCACCATCATCATCTCCACCATCATCATCTCCACCATCATCAGGCGGAGCTCCACCATCATCATCTCCTCCATCATCATCTAAACCATCATCATCTCCTCCACCACCGCCACCATCATCAGGCGGAGCTCCACCATCATCATCTCCTCCACCACCGCCACCATCAACCTCTACATCAATCCCTTGCGATGGACTATAATCTCTATAGTCTCTAAATTCTGAAATAGTTTCATTAAAACCAAAATCATCACCATATGGAATGAGTGGATCATCAGCTGCATTAACAACATTATCATCATTATAATCTTGTAGTGCTTTTGGAGTTACTGTGTATCTCATTTCTCTAATTCTTTGTTGATTTGATGAGTAATCGACTTGAACTTTCTTGATCAATCCATCAGTAGAGTTTGCAATTGGGCCAAACAGAACTGTTTTTGCCGTGAAATTTAGAGTATGGATTAAAACCCTTCTTTCATCAAATCCTCCCATATAGTTATCTTGGAACATAATACCTTCCAAAACAATTGGAATGTCCTTTTGTTCCCCAATAGAACTAACAAGATCTATTGTAATATTTAATGATGGTTGAAAAAATGGAAGAATTTGTTCAATGATTTGTAAAGCATCTTCATTAAGTTTTGTCATCAAGTTCAATTCAAATGAAACATTATATGGAACAGGCATATAGACTTTTATTGGAGTTTCATCGTTTGTAGTTTTAAACGTTTGAACGATTGTTGTTTTTCTGGACGGATCATATTGCAAACCTTTCATTTCAAATGAAAGTCTTGGGAGAGTTAACGTCTGTTTTGATCCAAGATCTGATTGTTGTTGAATTCTTGCTAAGAATTTTTGAATGGGGCCATAAGCAATGGGAACTTTCATAATACTTGCATCAGAACCGTTTTCATCCTTATGAACAATTTTAATGTTATTGAATAGTGTTCCAAATCCAATAACAGTTTTTCTTAATACCTCGTGATAAAAATAATTTCCTAACATTAGAATCTATCTCCCATATTTCCATATTCTCCAAATGGATTTGTTTGTTGGAAATCTATGATTAAATCTCCAGCCTGTTCAAATTCTTCATTCTGACTGAATATATCTATAAACTCACTATCAAGATCGTGTGAAGTATCAATTGCAGAGATAACATAGGATCCAGTAAATCCAATTCCAGGATACTTCAATGTGCTTGCAGATCCAACAATAACTTCTCCAATCTGGAAATTGCCAGTGACATTTGATACGTGAAGAATCTTTGTATCGAAGTCCCAATTCTTGACAAGAGCTGTAACAGAACTTGCATATCCAGTAACTGTTTCTAGAGGAGTAAAGTTTCCAGTACCAACTCCAGCTGGTGGCCCAATCACGATTGTTGGAGCAATTGTATAACCAAATCCTGCGTTTGTTAGAATGATGGATGTTACAATTCCTGCGGTAACATATGCGTTTGCTGTTGCACTCATCCCTGTTCCAACATTTCCAACAAAAGTTACAGTAGGATTGCTTACATATCTAGTGCCACCAGAAGTAATTGTAATAATTCCAACAGAATTAAATGTACTGATTCCAGATGTTACTGCAATTCCAGTTCCACCTCCACCAATAAATCTTACAATTGGATTTTCTGTATATCCATAACCAGGATTTGTAATCAATACATCACTCAGATATAGTTTTCCAGTCCCTTCACTGGTTGACATTATTCCAATTGCACTTGCATTTCCTCCAGATGGAGAAGTGCTGATAGCAATAATTGGAGTACTTGTATAGTTTATTCCACTATTGTTAATGTAGATGTCTGTAAGTGATCCAGTTCGTAGGGAAGTAATTGCAGTTGCAGTAGATCCAATACCAACTAAAGTGAGTTTGACTGAATATCCACGACTTAAGAAGTTATCATCAACTTCTTCCACTCCAGTGTTAATGACTTCATCTTCATATTCAAAGACTTCACATCTTAACTCATAAACATAAACTTTATTGAGTTGATAAAACTCAACTTCATGTTCCACAAATTTAATTTCATAGATTGTATCTGTAAGTGGAAAATAAAGTAAATCTCCCTCGCAAGGCCTTGTGGCAAGAATAATATCATTGTCTCCAATCAAGAATGGAGATATAAAATCTTCATATCTCTCTTTGGAAATGATTAGATTAAGTTCATCTTTTGCTTGAACTCCAAACTTGGTTAGTATATCTCCAGCTCCACCAAAACCTTGATAATTTGAAACATAGGCTTCAAGTGCAAAATTATCATCAAATTTTGCAAGGATATTTTCTCGAATGATATCTTTACTTGAGATATATTGTCTTGGCATGTAGATGATCTCAACACCATATATTCTCAGTTGTTCATTGATCAACTGTTGAACTAAGTTCTGTTCTGACTTGCTTCCTTGAAGGAAAAAGGGGTTGAGTGCCATAGATTAACCAATCATATCCAATGGTAGAGTTTCAAATTCGCTGCTCATTCTTTGTCTGATTTCTTCAAGTTCACGAATAGCATCGTCATAAATTTGTCTTCCATTTAACTCAACACCACCTGGAAGTTTGACTCCTTGAAACTTGATTAAATTTTGCCCCCATTGTTTTTTAATGAGTGCTGTCAAATATAACTTAATAAAGTAATCATTATATATTTTTGGAAAATCATTTGGATCTAAAATGCGATAACATTCTATGATTATATACTCATCAACTCTTGCATTCGTCCAGTCCATATCAATATATAATCTTCCCTGTCTTTTATTAAAACGAATGGCTTTATCTGGACTTAAAAGCCAGTTAATTGTTTCAAGATACTGTTTTGTCATTGAATATGTCAAGAGTTCAATTGATGTAAAGTTATAAACATCATTTAAGAAAATTTGATATGCAACGTTGAACATGCCAACAGATAAACCACTTGTATCTAATTTAAAGATACCATTAACTCCAATGACACTATCTGGAATTTGAAGAAAACTTCCATCCTCTTCAAATTCGAATGTGGTTGATAATCCAACAGTGGATGTGCCAGTGCTTGTGATGATTCCAACAGGAGGATTAATAGATCTTCCTTGCCCTCTATTAACCTCCTCTTGAGTAATTTTATGTTTTAAATATACTCTTTCTACTCCATCAAAATGTCTTTCGTTGAAATACTGCAGAGCGTCATCTACTAGATCATCAATCTGATCGTCGTCTACGTTGATTTCTAATACTGGAGCTCCGAGTCTCCTTAGACAATAATCAATGAGCCCTTGTCTAGAGGATGGTTTTGCCATTATTGATACTTTTTTCTATATTTATGAAAAATCTTCAGTTTTCTTTCTCGATCTTAATGCCTTGAGTGACTCCACTTCTTGAGTCAAAGTGGATACCTTTTGGGAAAGACTAATAACTCTCGCTTCAAGAGCAATAGATTGAGTTACAGATTCGCTAAGTTTTTTTTGATAAACAGAAATAAAAATATTAAAGTCGATATCATCCATAATTTTCTCCAAAAAATTAGGGGAGGTTTCCCTCCCCATCAGTTATTTAGAAAGTACCACCATCTACAATTATATTTTGCAGATGTCTTCCTGTGACTCCACCAATTGTTGCATAAGAAACCACGGCCTCTGCAGAACCAGCAGTATCAGTAATATATAAACCTTTGAATTCAACATCAGCATAATATCCAGAATCAACCGTCAATACACCAGAAGATTCTCCAACTCTTGAAGCGAGAACAATTCTTGATGCTGAGTCATCCCAATAAACTGCACCCAGTCTTGCTGCACTATCATAATAATGGAGAAGTAAACCAATGTCTTTATTGGCATCAGAAGATGGTGCAGATCCATCGACTTTTGCAAGTTCAATTAATGTATCTTCAACAGTAATTGACGTTGTATTAACTTGAGTCGTTGTTCCGTCAACAGTTAAGTTAGCAACTGTTAAAGTATTTGTTGATGGATTATAGTAAATTGAAGAGTCTGTAAAAACTGTCTCTGGAGTAGCAGTTGCATTGTGACTATCAACAAATGTTAGGTAGTATGATGCAGCATTATCGCCAGCAGTAACTGTTTCTACTTGTTTTGCAGTTGATGCAATACCAGTGATTGATCCGCCACCACCATCAAAAATTATACTTCCAACAGTTAATGTGTTTGATGATGGGTTGTAATGGATGCCAGAATCAGTGTGGACAGATTCTCCAGTAGCAGATCCATTATCACTATCTACAAATGTTAGAAAGAATGTTGCGTTTGTAGAATTTTGAACTGTTTGGACTTGAGTTGCTGCACCAGAAAAGGTAGTTGCAGTTACAATTCCTGAGAAGCTAGCGTTTCTCCATCTCTTACTAACGGATGCATCACCAATATCAAATGTAGCATCAGTATTTGGTAAAATACTTGAGTTTACATCAGCATTAAATACTACATTATCGGTATTAGCATCACCAAGAGTGATTGTACCACCCTCAAAGGTTACTGCACCAACAAAGGTGGAGATACCAGTTACCTTTAAGTTACCGCCAACATTTAAACTTTTCTCAATACCTACACCACCTTCAATAACTAAAGCCCCATTATCTTTTGTTGTTGAGTCTGTGGTATTACTAATCGTAGTAATACCAGAAATATCTACATCACTATTGATATCAACTAATGTAGTATTAAATGTAGCAATACCAGTAAAAATTGGATTAGCAGATCCACTTCCCCAACTTAAATTACCACTTCCATCATTAGTTAATACAGAAGATGCAGAACCATTAGCTGCTGGAAAATAATACGTTACAGCAGCACCTACAGACGCTGGTGATGCTAAGGTAATAAAATGAGTACCGTTACTAGTACCTTCTACAAGATTTACACCACTACCTGCAGACGAGGTTTCTTTAGTCCAATATCTAGCGCTACCAAAATACTTATTAGTTGAACTGTTTCCATCTACACCAATATAAAAATTGTATTCATCAGTAATAAAGGCTGGTTCCCCAGTATTCAAACCTACGGCAGAAAAAGCACTTTGCGTGCCTCTTTTAAATCTGATTGTTGGATTAGCCATGCCCTATCCTACTTTAGTTACTTTATCTTTTATTATTTATAAATTTTTAAAAATTGCCCCCATCAAAATCAATATTATCAACTCTATCTAGATTTGTATCCAATACATTAATAAACTCTCCTGGTATTCCTCCAGGAACAGAGTCTGAGAGAACCTGATCTGGATCTACAAATTTAAATTTTTGACTAGCTGCATCATATTGCAACACAAAATTATCTTGAAGTCCAGTATCATCCACATCAAATAACTTACGCAAGAGGTTACCTGCAACCCCTATTTGAGATGATACTACTTTAGTTACTGGTGTAGGGCCAACAGTTACTTTTAATGTATTTTGTGGTTGAACTTTAATGTTTGTCATTAGGTGGTTACTCCTGCTATGACTAAAGCGGTTCCTTCAACAATTCTTGTCTTTGTAGATCCACTAGTCAATAAAACATCATAGACATATCTTCCAGGTTTTAATGATGAAGTTGCCCCTGAGGTAAGTGCGATAGCGACTGATCCAGTCGCTGCAGTAATTGTCATACTAAATGATGTTTTTGTTGAACTTGCAGGATGTTTTGCTAATTGAGCAGCACCAGTATAACCCGTCAAATTTAATGGTGTGTTATTCGAGTCTTCTACAAAATAGGTATTAGTAAAATTAGCACCCTGTTCTATTACAATATTAGATACTCTTGCAGACATTAAACTTAAGTCTTATTTAATATTATTTATAGTTTATCTAAAATTTTGTGCATCAGGCATTTGATTTCACTCATATCCTTTTCCAAATTTTCTATTCTTTCCAGTTCTCTCAATTTTCTATCTCTAGAATCCAGATAATTTTGATATGCATTTTTATCATTATTAATGATGGCACCAGTTGAAGGATCCCTCACCAAATCAGGATATCCTTCAACTTTAATATAATTTTTTTCCATATTATGCAAGAGCAATGACTCTTAAATCTTTTATCTTTGGAGGTTGAGCTTGGTTTATTGTTGACATAATAATTCTAACCTGGAAAGAATTGAACAACGGTAATCCAATTGATGTCCACTTATAGTCATCATAATCGGTAATAACTGGATCTTTTGTTGCAGATATTCCAGGATTAGTATCTGGTTTTCCATGTGCATTGAAGTTCACGAAATCGTGTCTCCTGGATGGAGAATCATTTCTAAACAATCTGAATTGAGCACGAATTCTAGATCCAGAAGGCCTGTAACCTAATAATTGAACTTGTAGTGAAGTTGCTGGATTTTCAAGTTGTACAATCTTAGTAACGTAAACACAATCGTGATCAAATAATACTTCTTTTTTAATTCCTCTTTTAGTTACATATATTAGATCATCATCATTGTAAGGTGAATTAATTCTATTAGTTGTAGTGATTGCAAATACACGTTCTAGATCAATAACTGGTGATAGATCTTCATCCTCAGTGGATAAAGTAAGTTGCATTTCTAAGGATCTTCTTCCAGGGAAAGTTCTCAGATGTAAATCTTGGTTTGGTATAGATGCAATTACTCTTGGTGTCGTGAAGAAATTAATTTCATTTAATTGAATATCATCAAATCCCTGATCAATAAATGATATTGAATTTGGATTATTGATACTTGTTCCAGAAATAGTTCTCAATCTTGCACTGATTGAGGTTTCAGATGGTACAAAACTCTCCACAACTGGAGTGATCGCTTCAAATGGAATATTATTTGTTGCAACTACCATATCACCGCCAACGTTCTTAGCATTATTCAGATATAATGCTTGGTTTGATGATGTCCTATCTTTACCAAGATTAATTGTTGTACCCCGAGAGTTGACAAAAGATGCACCAACATTAACCTCGATGTAATAACTATCTAAGGTAATATCTAAAGAATTATCAACATTACTAAATGCATGTTCAGTGTTTAATCTTCTTAGAGAAATTCCAGCTATAGAATACTTTCTAAGTTTGGTTCCAATTTTATAGTTAACGCCTTTAGTTTTCTTATTGTATCCATCTCTTTCTTCTCTAGAGATATCTGTAAGGTTGCCAGCAGGCGCTGTAGTTGTTGTAACTCCAGTGTACTTAATGATTTCACCACTTCCAGGAACAATTGCATATCCAGGGTTTGATACTGATACAGGTAATCCTTCAAAAGTTTCAAAAGACGTAATGTTAGAGATTGGGAAGTTCACCGTAGTGTCCGCTGCAATCTCAGAAGTCAATGTTACAACACTAGTATCTGGTTTTATACCCCTGAAATTAACTCTGTTGTTTCTAGCGTGCATTCCGTGATTCTTATGATTTACTCTAATGTATCGTCCCTGACGAACAATGTCTGTCGTATCATCTGGATCACTCAGCAGATTGAATTCTGTTCCAATCCCAACACCTTTAGAATTATTATTCAATAATTGATAAATCTTGTCTGAGGAGTTCCAATCTCCTTGCATATCTTCAATCAAGATTGCATTGATTGCAGAAATAATACCAACGGAGAAGTTAACTTTATTTGCAAGTCCGATTGAAGCATTAACAGTATCGCCAACAGAAAATGCAGTTCCTCCAACTGTTACATTGACAGATGAAACTGTCCCATTAGTTACCACAATATTTGCCTTCAATCCAGATGCAATATTGTTGGATTCGTATTCGGTATCTTCTAAAGTTCTGGAAATTTGTTTAAGTGTTACATTAGAATAAGTGTGAACTCCAACCGCAGGAGTTA